AGAAGAGATAGCAAAAATAAACGATATTAATATAAATTTAACTAACAGATTAACTGTTAAATTATCTGAAAATATTAACAAGGGTCAAGCTGTTTATGTTACTGGTGCGAATGGTACAAATATATTGGCTGGTAAAGCATCAAATACAAGTGAAACTACTTCAAGTAAAACGCTTGGGTTAATTGAAAAAACAGGTAGTGTTAACGATAAGGTTGATGTGGTGACAAACGGATTGTTTAGTGGGTTAAACACTTCTAGTGGTGTAGTAGGTGGGTCAGTATGGCTTGGTGTTAATGGAAATTTAGTTTATGGTGCTGAACCTTTATCTCCATTACATTCTGTTTATATTGGTGTAGTTACAAGGGTTAGTTCCACTGTTGGTGAAATATTCGTTAAAGTTCAGAACGGGTATCAAATGGCTCAAATTCACGATTATTTAGATGTTAATTACAATATGATAAAAGATGGTGATAAGTTAATGGTTAAAGATGTAGCTAATTCTTTATGGAAGAATTTTACATTTGGTTTTTTAAAATCTGAAATAGCTACGCAATTAACTGCGGTTAATTATGAAACTAGTGGTAAAGTAAATGTGTTAGCTGGTTCGACATCACTTGTAGTAACAAATAACTCGGTAACAGAAAATAGTATAGTTATTTGTCAGTTAGGGACTAATGATGCGACTTGTAGAATTAATTCAGTTGTTGAGGAAACTGGTTCGTTTACAATTAACTATGTTGCACCAACAGAAACAACAACAATAAAATTTTTAGTAATAAATTAAAATATCAGAAATATGGAATTTTTTATAAATAAAAACGCAACATTAAATAAATTAAAACTTGAATTAATCCAAGATGGAAGGAATGATTTTCATAAATTTCACGATAAAATTCAAAATGCTGTTATAACATTTACTATGACTGACATAGATACAGGTGTTAAAAAAATTGCATGTAAAGCAGCTGGCATTGAAGAAGTCTTACCTAAAGATAATTGTCTTTGTGAAGAATATTATTTAGTATATCAATTCACACAAAAAGAAACATCAGTTGCTGGTAGATACGTTGCTAAATTTGAAATAGATTTTTTAGATGGTTCTGGTACTCTTATAGTACCTATTAGAGAGGAATTATATGTGAATGTATTAGATGGGTCAATAAAAAAATAATATTTATATTGACACATTAAAAAAAAATAAAGTAACTTTGTAATATACAAAGTTAAATTTTATTTAGTTATTTTGCTTGTTTTAATTTATTTATTTCGTACATTTGTATTAAATAAATAAATTAAAATGAGTAAATCAAAAACAAAAGTAAGTAATGAAGTTATTGAATCCTTTTTACAGGGTTCTAATCCAGAGAAATACATTGTAGCAATTGAATCAAATTATAACGAACCAAAAGTTACATTAGTTATTAACGACCCAGAAAAGGGTAAATACTTATATGATGATATTTATAAACCATTCCTTTGGTTTAAAGAAGACGTTACTTCAATGATTTATGGTGGTAAACGACTTAAAATCATGGAAGCATGTAAAGAGTATGGTATTAAAATCACAAAACTTATCACTAGTAATGAAGAAGGATATACACCAGACCGTATGGAAAATGGGTATAAATACATGGCTACATGTAAACATTCTTATAATAATTTATTAAAATTTTTTAAAGATGGTGGTGTTGATGTGTTTAGTGATAAACATATAAACCCAAATGACGATAAATCACCTATGTATAGAAGTTTATTTGTTATGTTTAGCCCTACTGAACAATACCTTATCCAAAGTGGTAAAAGATTGTTTAATGGAATGGATGATTACGATGATGTTCATAGATTTCAATTTGACTTAGAGACTGAGGGGTTATTTGCTAGTAAAAACGCAATATTTCAGATTGGTGTTCGTGATAATAAAGGATTGGAGGGTGTTTTAGAGACTATAGGTGATACATCTATAGATAAACGTAATAGTGAGAGGGAAAATATAGAAAAGTTCTTTAAAATCATCGATGCGGTGCAACCAGATATTATAACTGGTTATAATTCTGAGAACTTTGACTGGCCTTTCTTATTTGAACGTGCTGAAAGACTTTCAATACCAATTACTGAATTAGCAATTACACTTAATAGAATATCTAAAATTAAAAGAAAAGACGCATCACTTAAATTAGGTGGTGAAACTGAACAATATAAACAAACACATATGTTTGGTTATAATATTATGGATATTTCACATGCTGTTCGTAGAGCAATGGCAATCAACTCTGAAATTAAATCTTGGGGTTTGAAATATATAACTCAATATTCAGAGATTGCAAAACCAAATCGTGTGTATGTTCCTGGCGATAAAATAAACACAACATGGTCTGATAAAAAAAATCAATACGCATTTAATAATACTGATGGTGATTGGTATATTATTACCGATAAAAAACCATTAAAAGATGGTTATAAAATAGTTAAAGGTGATTATATTGTTCAGAGATATCTTTGTGATGACTTATGGGAAACTGAACAAATTGATAATATATTTAACCAAGCATCTTTCCTTATTGCTAAAATGTTACCTACTACCTTTATGCGTAGTTCTACAATGGGTACTGCTGGTCAATGGAAACTTATTATGGCTGCATGGTCTTATGAAAATGGTTTAGCAATACCAGCTGGATTACCTAAAAGAGATTTTACTGGTGGTTTATCACGTTTATTAGAGGTTGGTTATGCAAGAGGTGTTGTTAAGTTAGACTTTGCCGCACTTTACCCAAAGATTCAGTTAACTCACTTGATTTTCCCAGACTTGGATATTTCTGGTGTAATGGAAGGAATGTTGACATACGTTGTTGATACACGTGATAAGTTTAAATTCTTGACTGGAACTGAAAAGAAAAAAGCTAAAAAATTAGAAGCTAAATTAAAAGATGGTGAAGTTTTAACAACAGAAGAAATTGATTCAACCAAAAAAGAAATTATTGAACACAAAGCTTTAGCTAACTTGTACGATAAGAAACAATTACCTCTTAAAATTCTAGCTAACTCATGGTTTGGTTCATATGGTGCACCATATATTTTTAACTGGGGTGATACTGACTCTGCGGAGGAAACAACATGTCGTGGTCGTCAATATTTGCGACTTATGATTAAGCACTTTACGGAAAAATATGGGTTTAGAGCATTAGTTATGGATACTGACGGGGCAAACTTCGCATCACCAGATAATATAGATGAAATAAAATATTTAGCTAAAGGTTCACATTGGAAAACTAGTGAAGATGGTGGGAGAGAATTAACTGGTTTAGATGCGGTATTGGCTGAATTCAACGAAACATTTATGGAGGGTCGTATGGGTTTAGATATCGATGATATTTGTAACTCAACAATTAACTTTGCTCGTAAAAACTATGCAAATGATATTGGTGGTAAAATCAAGTTGGTTGGTAACTCTGTTAAATCTAAAAAAATGTCAGTTTATATTGAGGAATTTTTAGGTAAAGGTATTAGGATGTTATTAGATGGTGATGGTTATTCGTTTGTTAATCATTATTATGATTATGTTGATAAGATTTATAATTATCAAATTCCGCTTGTTAAGATGGCTTCAAAAGCTAAAATTAAGACAACTATAACCGAGTATAAAAAGAAGGCTCTAATGAAGAATAAAGCTGGTAATCCAATGCCTAAACAAGCTCATATGGAGTTAGCAATGAGAGAAGGTTTAGATGTTACCTTGGGTGATACTTTATTTTATATCAATACTGGAACTTCTAAATCTCATGGTGATTTGAAAACAATTTACCATAACAAAATGACTAACAAACAACTTGAAAAATGGTATATTAACAATGGATTAGATAGGGTACCACCTAATGTAACTAGAGAAGTTCAATTGAATTGTAAATTGATTAATCCAGAAACTATTGAGAAAGACTTTGAAAATATAAAAGAATTAGAAGTACTTAAAAAAGCACTTATAGTTATGGAAGAAAATGGTGAAAAAGATACTGAAGGTTATATATCAATTACTGAACGTATTATTGATATAAATAATAGTTTATATACTGACGAATATAATGTTGCTCGTTATTTAGAAGCGTTTAACAAAAAGGTAAGACCACTTCTTGTTTGCTTTAATGAAGATGTTAGGTCTAAAGTAGTTTTAGATATTGTAAAGGTAAAGGATAAAATTACAAAGAAAACAACTGAAAAATTAAAAGAAAGAACTATATTCACAAAAGGTGAATGTGAATTAATATCTGGAATACCTTTTAAAGAAACAGACCAAGATTCATATGAAGACCTTATGAGAATGGAAGATAAAGAGATTAAATTTTGGGATAAGGTTAATAAGATTCCAAACAATATGGAATTAGTAGAGTGGGAAGAAATTAGAGCTGATTATCACGAGCGTATTCATATAGCTAAATTAGAAGGTATTAAACATGAAAAAGATACCCTTGATGATATTTTTAAACACTTAGAAATTAAAGAGTTAAATCTAATTAAAACAACTGGTGATTTACAAAAAGATATTTTCATTATTTGTGATGTTAGTGAAAATGGTGATGGTACCCTTATTTCTAGAAAGTGGGGTGAACCTTTATGTCATATTTTAGATATTTTTAAATATGAAAAAAATGCAATAGATAGAGATAAATATTATCAAATGATTGGTAATAATAACTCTGATGATAGATATGAACAATGGTTAGATTACGTTGTTGAATGTAATATAATGACTGGTCAAACGTATGATATGTTTGTGAGCGTTGATGAAGGAGGGTTGTCTGAATATGAAACAGAAGTTGTTTATCAACCAATCGATGGTGTTATTGAAAAAGTTGTAAAAAAAGCTGAAAAAATAGTTATAGAAGAAAAAGTTGTTGTTAAAAAGAAACGAGTTTATTCTGAGGGTGATGAAGATGAGGATGAATTAGAAGAAGATGAAAATGGTAATGTTGTTAGGAATGACGAAGAATTACGATTGGATGATGAATATGATGACACTTTCGGTGAAATACCAGATGATTATGAACCTATGTCGCCAGAAGAAACTTCTGGTTATTGGAAGGCTGAAGTACAACCAATAGTAGAAACAAAAAAAGAAGAACCAGAAGATGAATGGGGATTTTAATAAATAAAAAAAGAGGCAATTAAGCCTCTTTTTTTATTTAATATACCCAGAACCCCATTGGTCTAAAGCGTAATGCGGTGTTTAGATTAGTTGCCTCATCTGCACCACGTTGAAGTTGATTTGTACTTGATAATCTTTCTAACCTAGCGTCTAGTCTTTCTAATACAGCTCTTTTTTCTTCGTTACCTTCAGAAAGTAATGTATCGTAATCCATAGTTCTTTCTGCTTCAGCCACACCAACAATTCCACCAAATTTACCTCTAACCCTACCTAGTGTTCGCTTACCTTCAGCAATAAATAATTGACGAATAAGTGTTTTTGTAGGTTCATTAAAATCAGCATAATCTAATTTAGATAAAGGAACTTGATTAGGCATTTTGATAATATCTGGGTTGTCTTTTTTACACGCATCAGCATCACCATTTGTTGTATCATAATAAAAATACCATACTTGACAACCAGTCATATTAATTGAACTACCAACTCCACCAATACCTTGTCCAAATGATAGTTTAGAACCAGGTGTACTCAATAAATGTAATAGTTTTGTTCCATTAGGACCAGCAGTTATTTTATAAACAAGTTCACTTCTAACAATACGATTCTTTAAATTCATATCAGCAGCAGTTAATAAAATATCAAAAGCTGGTGCTATATAATAACCAGAACGAGCAGCACCACCTTGACCACCAGTACCAACACCGCCACCAATTTGTGAGAAACCACCACCAAAACCATAATCAATACCACCATAGTTAGCTAATAAAGCTTGACTAGTAGCTGGTGGTGTAATCCAAAGTACTTCATTAACTTCACGTCCAGCTGGGATTTGATAAACTTGTCTACCAGCTTCTAATTCAACATAGTCTTTTTTAAGTTCCCATGGACCATTGGTTTGTAAACCAACTTGTTTTGAATATGCATAGGTATATTGAGTCATGAAATCAAAACTTCTTACACTCAAGGCGAAAGCCATATCAGTAGTGTCAATACTTTGACCTAACAAAGATTGCCATTGATGTTCAATTAACCATTCTTGAACATATTGTGCGTAATCTTCTATACATATTTCTAGTAGTGTACATAATTGGTCTTCTGTTAATTCAATTTGGCGTATAGGTGCACCTAATGAATGTCTTAATTGACGGAACAACTTTTCTTTTTCGTCTAAACTAATTCCCATATTTTTCTTTTCTTATAAATATAAGAAAAAATAGAATTAACCCAAAAATTTCTTTGTTATTTATGAATAAGTACTAAATATATCTTTTAACAATATTGTAGATATTTATTAACATGGAAAAAGAAATTAAATTTATAAGCAAAGCAAGAATTATACACAACGATAAATATGATTATTCTAAAATCGCTTATAATGGAATTAAAAATAAAGTTAAAATAATGTGCCCAATTCATGGTGAATTTGAGCAAACACCGCATCATCATGTTACTAGAAAACAAGGTTGTCCTAAGTGCAGATATCTTACCGTTTCTATTAAAACTAGAAAAAGTAATGAACAATTTATTGAAAAAGCTGAATTTATTCATGAAAAAAAATACGATTATTCATTAGTTGAATACGTTAACGCTAAAACTAAAATTAAAATAATATGTCCAGAACATGGTGTTTTTGAACAAATACCAGATAACCATTTACAAGGTCAAGAATGTGGTAAGTGTCATGGTTTACATAAAACAAATAATGATTTAATAAATAAAGCTGAATTTATTCATGAAAAAAAATACGATTATTCATTAGTTGAATACGTTAACGCTAAAACTAAAATTAAAATAATATGTCCAGAACATGGTGTTTTTGAACAACTATCTTATGCTCATTTATATGGGCAAGGTTGTCCAAAATGTATTGGTTTAAATAAAACAACAGATACTTTTGTTAAAGACGCTAAAATGGAACATGGTGATAAATACGATTATTCGAAAACAGTTTATAAAGATTCAAAAAGTAAAATAGAAATCGTTTGTGAGAAACATGGTGTTTTTACACAAACACCTAATATGCATCTAAGAGGTAATGGTTGCCCTATTTGTAAAGAATCAAAAGGGGAGAAGAAAATTAGAGAATATTTAATTAAAAATGGTGTTAAATTCAAGCAACAACACACATTTCCAAATTGTAAGAATATACAAGTTTTACAATTTGATTTTTATTTGCCAGACTATAACACATGTATTGAATTTGATGGTATACAGCATTATAAACCAGTAAATAGATTTGGTGGTGAAAAATCGTTTTTATTAACTAAACAAAATGACTCAATTAAAAACAAATTTTGTTTAGTTAATAAAATAAATCTTAAACGAATACCTTATTT